CGAGCCGCGAGAAAGAAATGATTAAGCGCGGTTCAGAGACGTTTGCTGGGTACAACAAACCTAAGCGCACGCCAGGCCACCCAACCAAGAGTCATGCGGTACTGGCAAAGTCGGGTGAGGATGTAAAGCTCATCAGGTTTGGTCAGCAAGGTGTATCTGGAAGCCCTAAGAAAGAGGGTGAGTCTGCTGCTGACAGAAAACGCCGAGAGTCGTTTAAAGCAAGACACGCTGAGAACATTGCAAAAGGCAAGATGTCCGCTGCTTACTGGGCAAATAAAGTCAAGTGGTAAATCATGGACATGACCGAACTTCTGCGGCTGTTGGGTTTACGTCAGGCGTATGACGCATATCAGCGCAACATTGGCCAGCCTGTTGCTAACGTAGCTGGGCCGTTTGGCAGGGGTTTTCTTGGTCTACAGCAGCCGGAATACGGTTCAGAAGAGGCGTACAGGACTGGTCAGGCGGTAGGTAATATGCCTGCTGTCGCTGCTCCAGTTGGCGCATTTAAGGCTGCTGCACAAATTCCTGGGTTGCTAGAAGCGGCTGGCGTTGCTCCTGCAATTTTTATTGGCCCGAAATCTAAATCATGGAACAAAGCAAGCGCGGAAGCATTTGAAAAATTAGAAAAACAAGGAATGTCGAACAAAGATGCCTACCTACAAACTGGCACGTTTAGATCGCCAGATGGTTTGTTAAGGCAAGAGATTAGCGATTTTCCTGCTGAATATAAACCAGGAGCAGAATTTGCAAGGCAAACAGAGCAATATAATAAACAACTAGATGAAGCATTTGCTGCTAGTTATTTGCGACACACTATGGACAGGTTAGGTATTGGTGTTGCTGATGCCAAAGAAAATTTCAGAGAAATGTTTGGCAAAGACGTGCCTGCGACTGCTGGAAGTTTAGCGAAAGCAATGACAGCGCAAGAAGCCAGCGACTTGTACAAGCGACTGGAAGCAATGCCTGCGCCATCTAGAAGTGCAATGCAGAGTGTAGTTGGTAATGTATATTCACATCCAGAACTGTATCAGGCATATCCTGAGTTAGCGCAAACACAATTCAATATTAGACATCCTAAAGACATGGGTCTTGGGACTCAAGGATACTACGATGGTGGCGTGTCATTTCGGGATGATGTAGGTTATGGAATGCAAACCGGAAAAAGTTTGATGGGTCACGAATTGCAACACGCGATTCAATCAAAGGAAGGGTTTGCGCTTGGGGGAAATCAAGAACAATTTGCTCATGGCCCAATGTTTTCTAGAAAGGCACGGGATTTGAACGCAGATTTAAGTAAAGAACTCACAGGGTCATATTCGTTGTTGCCTGAAGAAATAATAAAAATTATTGGCACTCAATCTTCAGCAATTGATTCTAAACAATTGCAGCCAATTATTCAGAAATACGGGTTTGGTTCAATTGATGATGCGCTTGCATTCCTGAAATCAGAAGATATGAAGCGAACTCCGTTTGGGCAATATCAACGGTTAGCTGGCGAAGCGGAGGCCAGAGCAGTACAGGCTCGGATGAACTACCCAATAGAAGAACTACGAAAGATGTTTCCTTTAGAATCATATGATGTTCCAATAGACCAATTGATTGTGCGCGGCTTGTTAAACAAATGAAAATATACGTCGACACCAAACCATATTGGCATGCGATTATCGACGATTTCTTGATAGACCCAGACCCTGTAGCAAGAGAGTTCCCAGCGCAAGATGATAAGTGCTGGTTCAAGTACGACAACCCGCTAGAGATAAAGCAAACCTGCAACCACTACGACAGGTTTGGCAAAGAGACGTACAAGACATTTACTTACTTCAGCAGTTCAGCAATGCTTTACATGTTGGAGTCGATGACAGAGTGCAGTCTCATTCCTGATATCGGTCTACACGGTGGCGGGTTACACCAGCACGGTAGAGGTGGAAAGCTCAACGTCCACCTAGACTACAACATGCACCCTAAGCTGCCGTTACAGAGGCGGCTGAACCTTATCGTTTATCTCACTCCAAACTGGCAAGAGGATTGGGGTGGGCATCTCGGTTTATATAAGGATCCAGACAACCTTGTTAAAACCGTGGCCCCAATATATAACCGAGCGGTCATTTTCGACACAAGAGGTAGCTGGCATGGTTTGCCAGAACCGATAGATTGCCCACAGGGGGTTACTAGAAACAGTCTAGCAATGTATTATCTATGCGAGCCTGACAATACGGATAACAGGAGTAGGGCGCTGTTTGCTCCAACAAAAGACCAAAAACAAGACCCGTATGTTGCAAGGCTGATACAAAACCGATGTAAGTAATTACTGACCAACCGACAGGAGTCAGGAAATGTCAGAAATCATACAAGAAAAAATCAGGAAAAGAGGTGGCCCAAGAGCGGGTGCTGGCCGACCAAAGGGTGTGCCGAATAAAGTACACCACAGCATGAAAATAGCTATTGCTGAAGCCTTCGAGCAACTGGGTGGAACTCAACGCATGGTGCAGTGGGCACAAGAAGACCCAAAGCACCTTACCGAGTTTTATAAGTTGGCTGCAAGGCTGATTCCTGTCGAGACACAGGTAACAGGGTCGAACGGTGGCCCTATTCAAACGGTGCTAGAGATTGTCGGTATCCAAAACGAGAATTGAGATACCGCAGAAGCTGCTGCCTCTCTTCCAGCCGAAGCGGTACAAAGTCATCCACGGTGGTCGAGGTAGTGCTAAGAGTTGGTCGGTAGCTCGGGCGCTGGTTTCTATTGGTGCGACAAAGCCTATCCGGGTTCTTTGTGCAAGAGAAACGCAGAAGTCTATTCAAGAGTCTGTTCATCGTCTTTTAAAAGACCAGATCGAGTCTCTAGGCTTAGATCAGTTCTATACCATCCAAGAGAACAAGATTCTCGGCACAAACGGCACAGAGTTCACCTTTGCAGGCATACGTCAGCAGGGTGTCTTCAACCTCAAAAGCTACGAGGGCACTGACATCTGCTGGGTGGAAGAGGCTCAGGTCGTTACAAAAAAGAGTTGGGATGTACTGATACCAACGATCAGAAAGCCAGGTTCAGAGATATGGGTGACGTTTAACCCTGAACTTGATACAGACGAGACTTTCAGCCGGTTTGTTGTTAGACCGCCAGAAGAATCTGTCATTATCGAGATGAACTGGCAGGATAACCCGTGGTTCCCGCCTGAACTTGATAAAGAGCGCAGACAGTGGCTAGACCGTGACCCTGTTGGCTATCTCACGACATGGGAGGGTAAGTGCCGACCGGCTGTCGAGGGCGCTATTTACGCCAATGAGATCGAAGCTACCCAGAGAGAAGGCCGGATTCGCGCTGTGCCATACGATCCGCAGCTTAAAGTTCATACGGTCTGGGACTTGGGCTGGAATGACTCCATGTCGATTATCTGCGTGCAGAGGGTTGCGTCAGAAGTCCGGGTGATCGATTACATAGAAGACTCTCACAGAACGATTGACAGCTACGTCATGCAGTTACAAGAAAGAAAGTGGAACTGGGGCACAGATTACATACCGCACGACGGTGCTCACCGAGACTTTAAGTCTGGTAAGTCCACTCAGGAACTTCTACAGACGCTCGGCAGAAACGTCCAAGTATTAGCCAGAGGCAATCCAGAAGAGGGGATAAGGTTAGCCAGAATGATATTTCCCCGCACTTATTTCGATGCCGACAGGTGTACAGAACTGGTGAATCACCTAAAACGCTACAGGCGGCAGATAAATCAGGTTACGCAGGAAGCTGGTGCGCCTTTGCACGATGAGCATTCTCACGCGGCTGATGCTTTTCGATACCTTGCTCAATCGCTAGAGATGATGAATAATGACAACTGGGGCAAACCCTTGCCTGTTAACACACGTTGGGTGGTCTAATGCTAGTCCCACAGGGCAATATCGTTTTGCGGCGTGATTATGATCGTGATATTGCAGAACTGCGCCAGCAAATCAACGAACTCCGGCAGCTACTCACCGAAAAGGAAGAGAAGCGCCCCTACACCAAGCGAGCAGAAAAATGGATGAAGGACGCCTTGCATCAATCCTAAGTGCAGAGATTGATGACGCCATTGGCATGCTGGACAGCGAAACAACCGCCCAGCGTGCTGAAGCCCTGAATTACTACCTGCGTAACCCGTATGGCAACGAAGTAGAGGGGCGCAGCCAGATCGTAACGGGTGAGGTTGCAGAAGCCGTAGATGGTGCTTTGCCGCAGCTTATCCGGGTTTTTACTGCAAGCGACGATATCGTTCGGTTTGAACCTGTCGGGCCTGGTGATGAAGAAACCGCTAAACAAGCAACCGACTACTGTAACTGGGTGTTTTACAAAGACAACCCAGGCTTTGCGATTCTGCATCAATGGTTCTGGGACGCGCTCACGGCTAAAACAGGTACGGTTAAAGCCTACTGGGACGAGCGTATCGACGTTACTGAAGAAGAGTATCGGAACCTTACCGATGCTGAACTAGCTCTGTTGCTGTCAGACGGCACGCGAGAGATTGTCGGGCAGAGTATCGAGCAGGAAGAAATGCTCGGGCCTGATGGCAACGTCATGATGGGTCTTGACGGTCAGCCGATGATGTCAACAACGTCAACCGTTACCGTCAGAAAGAAAGACAAGTCTGGTCGTGTTGCAATTGAGTGCGTACCGCCAGAAGAGTTTATTGTTAGCAAGAAAGCTGTATTCGGTCAGGAGAAGATGCCTTTCTGTGCTCATCGTAGTCTCGTGCCGAGAACCGAACTCGTCCAGATGGGTTTCGACAAGGATGAGGTTTATAGCCTGCCTCAGTTCAATTCTCTGGACTTTACAGAAGAGCGTATCGCTCGGTACTCGCCGGGTGAAGAACCGTTCGAGCAGGAGAGTCTTGACGAGTCCATGCAGGAAGTCGAGGTATACGAGTGCTATATCTACGTAGACTCAGACGATGACGGCCTTGCTGAACTTCGTCAGATTTACTACAGCAATCAGCAGATTCTCACTCGGGCTGATGGTACAAAAGCCAACATTCCGGTTGATTATGTGCCTTTCCATGTAATCTGCCCGTTCCCGATTCCGCATAAATTCTTTGGTCAGTCTATGGCTGATCGGACGATGGATTTGCAACTGATTAAGTCCACTCTTGTCAGGCAGGCTCTTGATAACCTGTATCTGTCGAACAATGCTCGGGTGGGTGCGATTGAGGGTCAGGTTAATCTGGATGACCTTCTGAACGTCACGCCTGGTGGCGTTGTCAGGATGAAGTCACCCGGTGCGATAACGCCGATGGTTGTGCCGAACATTGCTGACAGTGCATTCCCAATGCTGGGGTACTTTGATAACGTCCAGCAGAAGCGTACAGGCGTTTCAGACGCTCAGCAGGGGTTAGACCCTAACGTCCTACAGAACGTCACTGCTGCGGCTGTAGCGGCTACTATGGGCGCTGCACAGGGCAAGCTAGAGCTGATTGCTCGATTGTTTGCTGAGACGGGTGTAAAAAGCCTGTTTAAGGGCATTCTTCATTTACTCTGCAAGTATCAAGACCAACCCAGACTTATCAGGATGCGCGGCAAGTTTGTGCCGATGGATCCGCGAGAGTGGTCGAACCAATATGATGTAACCATTTCTGTCGGTCTTGGGACGGGTACAAAGCAAGAGCAAATGGCCATGCTTCAGATGGTGCTGGCTAAACAGGAGCAGATTCTTCAGGGTTATGGCCCTGCCAATCCGCTGGTGTCTGTCGGTCAGTATCGTGCGACGCTGGGTAGGTTTATCGAGGCGGCAGGGTTCAAAGACTCGACCGAGTTCTTCAAAGAGATCACGCCTGAAGTCGATCAGCAGCTTGCACAGCCGCAACAGCAACAGGGCAATCCTGCGTTGGATGCGATGATGGCGCAAGCCCAGGCTCAGATTCAGATCGAGCAGCAGAAAGCAATGGCAGCAATTGAGACTCAAAGACTCAAGGCTCAGGCTGATATTCAACTGGCGCGAGAAAAGGCCGCGGCTGAACTCCAATTGAAACAGCAGGAGTTTCAGGTTGAGGCTCAGTTGAAAGCTGCCAAGATTGGAGCAGGTATTTCTGCAAATGTTGAGATACCCGGATGACGCCAGAACGCGCTGCTAACTTAATGCGAGACGATGAGTTTCGCGGTGAACTGAACAAGTTAAAGTCTATATATACTGAGGCTTTACTAAATACTTATGAGTCAGATATTGACAAAAGAGAAAGTTTTTATAGAATGATTCGTGCAATTGATGCCATCGTCAGTCATTTTGAGGCTATTGCAGCCACGACTGAGATGAAATCAAAGCGTTGGAAAATACTTTAGGGGTAATATGGACACCAATCCAAATGGAAGTGGCCCACTTGATGTAAACAGTGCAGCCAATGCGATTCTCGGAATGATGGCCGATGAAGGTGAAGAACCGACTCAAGAGCCGCAGGAAGAAACGCAAGAGGTGCAACAAGAGCAAGTCGAGGAAACACCGCGCTACCGGGTGAAAGCCGCAGGTGAGGAACGCGAAGTTACCATCGATGAACTCATTAAGTCGTATCAATTAGGCACTGACTACACTCAAAAGACCCAGGCGCTCGCAGAACAGCGTAAGGCTGTTGAGGCTGAAAAAGCCGCTGTCGAGCAGGCTAAACAACTCCGCGATCAGTATGCTCAACGCCTGGAACTTATTCAAAAAGTTCT